TATCTCTTTTTGATTGTGTCTTGTCATAATCCATTGCATAGTCTTTTAGTTCCTGTGAGTTATCAGATACTTTCAACATCTTTGTGCCATCCCATAAAATAAAGCGATTTGCGTTATCTGCAAGAATGTATTTAGAAATGTAGTAATTATTGCGTTCAATGCAATATTGGCTTAATTTAGTCCATTTATTTTGCGTCATGCAAAAAGACCTTCCTGAAATTGTTCTCTATATGGCATGTCAATCTCAATACAATCATAGTTTTTATTGTCGCCTTTGGGATATGGAAGTATCGGCATTTTCATGTCAGCTAACATTCTTTTCTTTTCAATCTTATTGCCATTCAAGAATATATAACGCAATGTGGGTTTAAGGTCTTCTGTGCCTACAATTTTACCTTTGTTATGAATGCCCCTTCTAATGTCAAAAGTTGAACCATCTTCAAATGTGTATCTTTTCTTTGGTGTGCTTTCACCTGTGTATAGCCAATTGGTTGCTTGATAAATAAAACCATGATGATTTTGATTAGGATCGGCATAGGATACTAATGCAGTTGGCTTTGGAAGTTGTTTAATGCATTGACTTACAAAATAACTTAAAAGATTCTTTTCATCATAAACATTAACTACAAGACGATTAAGTTCTAAAGTTTTAACTTTCATAGTATTAAATATGCACTTACCATCATTGTAATTATAGTTAGGTGGTGAACCAAAAGTGCATACGCCTATAATTTTGTTATCTTGAATTAATCCAAAAGCAAAAGATACGCTACAAGGTCTTTTTGCATAGTGCTTTTCCAATAGCCATTTTTTATGTTCGCCATCTTTAAGCAATACAACCTGATATTTATTTTGCATTTAAAGCTTCCTTGGCGGTCTTTAAAGATATTGCAGGATATTTTTTAGGGTTAGCAATAATGCGTCTAGCCCAAGACCTCATATCATTTAACTTCTTTTCTTCCTGTGGCATCTTTTCCTGAATTAAAGCCAATAACTTATCTGCCTGTGCCTTGTTTTGCTGATTGTTTAGTTTAGGTGCTTGGAGTTGGACAAATTCAACAGGCTTTTCTCGGCAGAGTTGCAGAATGTCAAATACAGTAGGCATGAATTTATTATTATCAACCCACTTATCAAAAGCTTTGGTAACTACATTAAATTCATACTTATCAAGTTTATGAAACCAAACTCTTAAAGTATCAATATCAACATTAGGTTTTTGATATAAAGATGTGACTGTGTCCATCATGGACTTGAAGCTTGTCTTGTCGTTTTGTGTCATTCTATTAGTTTCCTTATTTAACCATTAAATATAAACCTACATTACCTAAAGCATATCCAAAATAACATATGCCCATTCCATGATTGCCTAGCCAAAATTGTTCAATACTTATATAAGAATAAATTAAGCCTATAATAATTATTAATGTATGGCTCAAAATAATGGCTCATCTTTTATTAAATCAAATATATTTTCTTTTGGTGGTGGCGGCAATCTTACAATCTTATGATTAGGTCTGTGCAAAACATAACATTCAGCTTCATGCTTTGTTCTAAACCTACGAATAGGATCGCCAACATCATCAAATACTAAATAACGAAATAATACTTCCATAAAATTATTCATCGGATAAAAGCTAATTCTAACACTAAAGATAGTCCAAGAAGTAATCCTATTACCCCACCAATCATTAATAATTTAATTGCAAAATTAATAATCTTTTCTAACATTTTATAGCCCTACAACAAATTTAGATGAATCGTATTTCTTTTCAATGTTATTAATTTCTTTTGATTCAATAACGCCAAGCTTTGATATAACAAGATTATGGCTTTTGCCCTTGATGTCCTTCATCCATTGAATTGAATCAGGCTCAAAGAATGAAAACATCTTCCATACCAAATTTCCATTTTTATCAAATTCTTCTATTACCCAACCTTTAGTTTCCATAACTATCCTTTTAATTTCTCTAAAATTACTTTTGCGTTCCTTACACAAGGTATTGCGTCATATCTTGGATCGCCTTGAGTAAGACCTTCAACCATCCAATCCAAAGCTTCTACAAGCTGACTAACATCTTGGGCTAATTGCTTACGATATTCAAGATCAACTTGAGTTTGTCTATGGACTTTTAAAATCCATTCTTTAGTGTTGGGTTCTTTATGCTTCATCTTCGCCTTGATTTATAACTTTAACAGCTTTAAGTTCGTGTGTTTCTCTATCAAATGTAAATTCTACATTACAAGCACGAGTTCTGTTGCGATTTGTTACTGAACATAAACCTACAGTTCCAATGCCCCTTAAAAATATTACATACTGACGAATTATGTCATCGTCTTTTAAAGAAGTGCCTTTAGGGTTAATAAGTGATATGTCTTTAAACTTATAGCTATCACCATCAAATATAAACTGAACATTACAATCTTTAACCCTGTTCTTATTTGATTCTGAAAATAAACCTACAAGACCTGTTGCCCTTAAATAAACAATATAGTTTTTAGATATATCAGGTTGAGTAGCTTTAATGTTTGCCACCTTTGAAGGTATGAGTTCACCATAAAGCTGACGAACCCATCCTTCAAGAGCAGGCATTCTTCCAATATTTTCTTGTGTCATGTTTTGTCCTAATCTTATTAATAAAAAATGTGGTTCATATAAGCTAATTTGACTTCTTTATTTTTAGCCCAATATGGTTTTATCCATTTTGTATGAAACCACTTACATCCATTTGTTGGATCGTCTATCTTATGTTCCAATACTGCTTTTGCTAAAGGCATGAAATATTCAATCTGTTTTTTAGATGGCATTCCATTCTTTTTTAAAAATTCGTATTGATAAGGTTGATTCATAACGCCACATATAGTTTTTGGATAATTAGGATCAGCTTTTCTATTTACTGCTGAATAAGCCACCGCTACTTGCCCAATACTATACTTCTGACCTTGCATTACTTCACCACCTGCTTCACCTGCGATAATTGCTGATAAACACATAAGTTCACTTAACATTGATACCCCTAAAATGTTACTGATACAGACTTTTCATCTTCCCACGAATGAGATCGTATCCATGAAGCGGGATACGGAATGAACTGTCCACCCTGCTTAAACCATTCAGGCGATTGTTTCTGCCATTCTAAAGCTTTAAGCACAACTTCTATATTAGGTCTTGTCGTATTCCAAGCTTTTCTAGCATCTTCCTTTTTTTTCTTTTTAGGAAATGCCGCCCAAAAGACATCAAAGTCTTTAGATGTATATTGGTTAATGGTTATTAAGTTATTGGTTATTGGTTCTTGGTTAGTGGTTAGCAATGGGTTGGCATTGGGTTGGCATTGGGTTGGCATAGAACCCTTGTCCCATCGCTTCTTTGCAGATTTGGATGCGGTATCTAGTCGGTCTTTATACAGTTCAATTTCAGTTTTAGACCTTCCTTGTACATAACCATCTTCAGTTTTAGTCCAAAAATCATTAAGGACATTTTTAATAGCATTCTTTTCATCATCTGACCTCGCATTAAATAATCTAAAAAGTTTATCTTCTTCCAAAGGCAATGGCTTTTCATCAAGATAATATTGATCAAGTAACTGCCTGTAACAACCATGCTCTAACAGGGTTAAATGTGTTGTGTCTTTGCGATAATCTGCAATGTTGTATTGATAATAGTGCATAAGTTTCCTTGCTTGTTGTCTTGTAATGTTCAATCACTATAAAACGAAATCTAATTTTCTTGCAAGTATTTTTTAATTTTTTCTACGCCATCTTCAAAGCCAAAAGCCACTTCTGCACCATAACCCATTGATTCAGCTAATAAAAGGAACTCTTTTTGATTTTGTTGTAATTTTCCATCTTTTTGCTTCATTTCTAGGAAAAGACCATGTTTTCCATGGCTAGGAATCATTAAAAATAGGTCAGAAACGCCTGCTGTAACCCCTTCAGCTTTCAGTTTTATAGCTGTGCCAATATGCCTAGCACCGCCATTTGGTATGGCAAACAAGCATTTTGCCATTAAAGGATATTGAAGTCTAAACCATTGGATAAGCAAAGACTGTGCCAAGTGTTCTTTTTGTTGCATAAAATATTTGCTATTAAATGTTAAAAATAGTTGTTTTTTATATTTAGATAGGCATAATAACACCTAGCAACACATTTTTATTAACGAAACTTTAAGGAAACAATATGAAACTAATAGCAAATACACCTGTTGGAATATTCAAAAGAACTACTGATACTGCATATCAATATGTAGTTGTTCGTAGCAGTCCTCGTGCAAAAGAAGCATTCGATAAATTTCAAACAATGGGAAATTATCCATCTTTAGCAACTGAAAAAAGATGGGTTAGAGACAATGGTTTTGCAGTTACATGGCATGGATCAAAACAATCTGCTGACAAATCTGCATTAGGTTCTTATTCTTGGGATAAATCAGCAAATTTAGTTGGTGTTTATCAAGTGGAAGGAAACTAATATGTCTAATGCTCAAATCGAAACTAAAAAAACCTACCTATCTTCAGATTTTGGCGAATCCTATGCTCGTAAAATCTTTGGTGATGATCTTATCAACCAACTCCCTAGAATTACTCGTGGTGAACGCAAAGGCAAGCTTAAAGGCTATATTGTTTGGGATAAAGTTATTTCAGGCGGCATGACCTCTAAAAAATATGTTAGAGATGGTGGCTATTCTCACGAGCCTGAAAAGTATTTAGAAGTCCGTAAAAATTCAGTTATCTATGTTGCTATTTGGTTGCCTGAATATGAACGCAACTATCACAAATACGCTAGTGGCGTTAAACCTGACACTTTGCTATTAGAAAAGCATTTAAACCTCTACAATGATTTCTATAAGTCATTGTGGAACGCAGACCATGAAGACCTTATGAATGTCCATAGGCTTCAGGAATACAACAACATAAAGGAAGCCGCATAATGAGCAAACTTTTAATTGCATTGCTAATATCACTACCAATTACATCAATTGGTGGTGAAGCACCAAAGCTTCGTTACAATTGGGTTGAAAAGGAATGGCACTACGCACCATCTACTGCCAAGCTTAAACACAATTGGACTAATGACAAATACGAATTTGTTGCACCTAATTCAGAACTCAAATACAATTCGCAAAATGATTCTTTTGAATATGTGCAAAGTTCTACCGATCCTTATAAATCAGATATTGGAGATAACAATGAGTAAAGATACCAAACTTGCAATCGTATATGCCATCGCCACACTATCTTATTTTGCTTTATGCCTTTATGTTTTAACCCCAATTGCTATGAAATGGTTTGGATAAAATTAATGTTGCCAAATCAACAAGATAAGAATACTATACAACAAAATCAACAACTTAAAGGAACTGACATGACAGATCGCACAGTTGAAAACAAGATACACATTCAAGCATTGCATCAACCTGATCCTGACTTCTTTGATGATTCAGATGAAATTAAGAATATGCTTGAGTTGATTGAGTATTACTTAACTTTCCAATGTGATAACTTTGGTGATCTTTACGCTGACTATGAAGGCAATGGCGTTCTTTTAAATAAAATCCATACCATCATGTTTGATCCCAACGATGACAAACAAGGTCGTATTCGTGATACCTTAAATAAAGTTATTTCAGATATGGCTTATTTTGTTTATACTAAACATGAAACTAATAGATGGGCTAGAGCCATTTATGATGCTACAATAGAAAATATTATTTAACTTTTACAGGAAACCATAAGACATGAAAACATCAGACAGCATAAAAGCTATTGCAGAAGCATTGGTCTTGGCTCAAAAAGAAATTCGTTTTGCAGTCAAAGATTCAACCAACCCTCATTACAAATCCAAATACGCTAACATTAATTCTGTGATTGATGCAGTTAAAAAGCCATTAAACGATAATGGCATAGCTTTAATTCAATCATTAAGCCCTTCAGACGACAGTAAGCTTCATCTAACCACTCGTTTAATCCATAGTTCAGGTGAATGGATTGAAGATACTGCTGTCTGTCCTTTACAAAAGCAAGATGCCCAAAGCATGGGTTCGGCTATATCTTATATTCGCCGCTACTCAATCTCAAGCCTATGTGCTTTATATGCAGACGATGACGATGGTCAATCAGCAGTCCTTAATGCTTCAGACTATCTTCAAAAGATTAATCATTCTCAAACCCTAGAAGAACTACAAGCTAATTATAATTTTGTGATGGGCGAAGTTAAATCAGATCGCACATTATCTAAATTGGTGATTGATGCTAAAGATAAAAGGAAAGGTGAATTAAATGTCTGAACCTGTTATCCGTAATCTTTATGGTTATCCAATACCAATTACTGCTGAAGAACTTATGCAGGCAGAAGCAAGAAAAACTAAAGTTGAAGCTTTAAAAAGATTTTTAGGTGATAAGTATTTACTAGCACCTTTAACCAAGAAACTTGATAATCCAATTGAATAGGAACTGTTATGAAAACATTAGAAGATAGAATAATAAGGGGCATCGTTCAGGGAACACCTGAATGGATGGCTTTGCGGATTGGTCGTATTGGTGGTAGCCGCATTGCAGACCTGCTTACTGAAGGTCGTAGTGGTGCTGAATCTTTAACTCGTAGGAAGTATAAAAATGAGTTAATCAGGGAAAGGCTTACAGGTCGTAAATTAGATACCTATAAAACGCCTGCAATGCAACGGGGCATCGATTTAGA